AAAAACGGTGATCCGAAAGACCCGGAACGAATCCAGAAGGGTCTGAACTTTATGAAAGAACACATGGATTTCCTTGACACGACCGCAAAACTGGTCGAGTTCGTCAAGGAATTCGCATTTATTACATATCTGGAAGCAAACAACGACCCGAAAGAGGTCGCGAAGCATCTGAACACGGAAGAATATGTCATGTGGCTGATGGAGCTTGATGAAGGCTTTTTCAGATCGAACACGACTGAATTCCAGAACTTTTACAACGATAACATTCATCAGTCTTCCGTAATAAAAAACTGAAACGGCCGACTGACAGACCTAAAACGACCGCGATGTATCAGCTTCGCGCCTGTCAGATCGGCATTTCATTTGAAGACCTGTTTCTTCTTCGGAAGGGTGAAGTCCTTGATATGTTCATCGAAAACATGAACGATCACGAACAATACAACGAACAAGCAACACAGGAAGACTTTGACGCTTTTAATTAAGAGGTGAAAAGCTATGGCATCAAATCGCGTGGTCGGTATCACGATCGACATCGAAGGGCGTAACGATGGACTTACCAAGTCATTGCAGCAAGTGTCGAAAGAAAGCGCGGCGACATCATCCGCGCTGAAATCGATCGATTCTGCATTAAAAGAAGTCACCGATGACGCGCAACGTGTCGAGCTTTTATCCCAGAAGGAAGAACTTCTGACAAAACAGATCGAGCAGACGAACGAAAAGCTCGAAATCATGAAACAGGTCGCGGCGGATGCTGCGAAAGGTCTTGAAGACGGAACTGTTTCAAAAGAACAGTATGCGATCCTGACATCCGAGATCGCGAAGACCGAACAGACGCTTGAACAGTTAGGAAATCAAGCGCAAGACACATCGAACGAGCTTGCCGGGATCGAATCCGGGGATCTGGATCAGGTCGGTGACGATGCAGAAGACGCGGCGTCAGGTCTTTCTGACGCAGCTGATGAAGCAGAGAACACGAACGGCGCTTTTGATGCGCTCGGAAAAGGCGCGGCGGCGGTCGGTGCTGCGATGGTGGCGGCGACTGCGGCAATGGTAGCCGGTCTGAAGGAAGTCGGCGGTGCGCTTGTCGACTGTACGGTCAACGCTGGAAACTATGTCGACGAAATCAACACACTTTCCATGAAGACAGGCGTCAGCGCTGAAACGCTGCAAGAATGGAACTATGTTTCAGGCTTGATCGATGTTGATGTCAACACGATGACCGGATCGCTGACAAAGCTTGAAAAATCGATGTCTTCAGCTGATGGAACACAGGAAAAATACATCGAAACGCTGAACACATTGAAAGAACAGCTCGCAGCCGGCAAGATCACACAAGAAGAATACTACGAAAAACTAGAAGAAGCGAATGAAAAAGCGACAACGGGTTTTGATAAACTGGGTGTCGCTATTTATGATGAAGCTGGTAATTTCCGCGACAATGAGGAAGTTTTCTGGGACACGATCGACGCACTGGGACAGATAGAAGATCCTGTTCAGCGCGATCTTGCAGCGATGGAACTTCTCGGAAAGTCCGCAAAAGAACTGAATCCTTTGATCGAAGCCGGATCAGATAAGTTCCGCGAGCTGTCACAGGAAGCGCACGATGTCGGATATGTCATGGATGAAGAAACGATGGGATCGTTTCAGGACTTCGACGATCAGATGGAGCGTTTCAGCAAGTCCGGCACAGCTGCGAAGAACGCGCTCGGAACTTTACTTCTTCCGGCGCTTTCTGAACTGTCCACGACTGGAACAGGAGCGCTTCAGAAGTTCACAAAAGCGGTCCAGAACAGCAACGGCGACGTGTCTGTGATCGGAAATGCGATTTCCGAAATGCTTCCGGAGATCTTTCAGTCAATTAACAAGGTCCTTCCGGACATCCTGAAGCTAGTCGGAACAGCTGTCGATTCACTTTTACAAATTTTCATCGATAATCTTCCGGCATTTGTAGACACGGCGATGTCGATAATCGAACAGCTGACAACAACGCTGATCAACCCGGAGAATATAACAAAGATCATGGACGCTGCGGTGACGATCGTCCTGTCGCTGGTCGATTTTATCCTTCAGAACATGGATCAGATCATCAATTCGGCGATTCAGATCGTTCTTGCTATCGTGAACGGTATTGCTTCAGCACTTCCGCAGCTGATCCCGGCGGCGGTCGATGCGATCCTGACCATCTGCGAAACGCTTTTAGCGCCTGAAAACCTCGCGATGATCCTTGAAGCGGCGTTGAATCTGGTCATCGGACTTGCGACGGGCATTGTCGACGCACTTCCGCAGCTGATCGAACGTCTTCCGGAGATTATCGAAGGAATAGTCAGCTTCCTTTTGTCTGAAGAAGGACTGGGAAAGATCATTGAAGCCGGATTTACTCTTTTTACTGGCCTTGTTACCAAAATGCCCGAGATTATAAGTCAGTTAATTGTTGCGCTCGGAACTATGCTGACAGACCTGGTCGACTATATTTCAGGCGATATGTTCGAAGATATCACGTCGGCATTCGGTGACATTTTCGGTGACATCATCGATTCTGCGTTCAGCTGGGGCGCCGATATCATTCAAAATATCTGCGACGGCTTCGCGTCTATGTGGGACACGCTGACCGGGTGGATCGGTGACATTGCTTCCGCGATCGGTGACTTCCTCGGATTCTCGGTCCCGAAAGCCGGACCGCTCGCATCGTGGGGCATTCATAACCCGGGCGCCGATATGATGGAACTGTACGGTGAAGGCATCGAAGCAGGGATCCCGGGACTGATGAATGATATTGACCTTGCAGCGAACGCGATCAAGTCTTCTGTGACAGCTGATTTTGATATCACAGGTTCGACATTAGAGAACACAATGAATCTGATGTCTTCCGGTACACGTGACTATTCGGATCAGCTCGGAATGATCAACGGATCACTGTCGGCGATGGTCGGCGGAGATCGTCAGGTCGTAATCCCGGTATATATCGGACAGGAAAGAATCGAAACCGTTGTCGCGAATGCAAATGTGAACAATAACTTCATTTCCGGAGGTCGTTGATATGTTGGGAAAAGGTTATATCAAACTGAACGGTGAAACGATCCCGAATCCGACGAATTTTAAGATCGCGTATCAGAACACGGAGAACATCAAGACGTCCGAAACGGCGGAAGACGTCGGAACGTCTACAAGACTGGGAAAAAGAACATTTCAGTTCACGTTCCAGTCGACGTCACACGGTCGGGATAAAATCAAGGCGTATTGCATGATGACCGAAATTGTCTTGACGTATAAAAACGAAGAAATCAACGGACGTCTTCGAATTACGGGTGAAGCGTTGTTTGCTGGATCGGAACGAGCGCCCAGAACGGACGGACTGTGGACACTGACTGTGAATTTCATTGAAAAGTAAGGGGAAAAACCATGTATCAAGGATCGAACGCGTTTTTGACCGCGAATGATAAATCGATACAGAAACACCGGATCAGGGGATCGATCGACAATATCCCGTTCACGGGTCTGAACGTCCTTGCCGGATCAATGACTGTCACGAACCAGTGTTCTGACAATACGGACAGCAAGATCGGCGCCGTGTTCGTCGGTAAACTGACGATGACGTTCCTGAAGAACCTGTCAGTGACGCCGACCAGCTGGAAGGGGCGGAAGATCTCGCTTGTGTTCGGTCTTTGTATCGACGAAGATCTGAACCAGTATGAAGAATTCGACGTCGGTCAGTTCTACGTCAGCGAAGCAAATATCACAGCTGACGGTGTGTCGATCGTCGCTTATGATGCGATGGCGAACTTCGATCAGAAGCTTCCGACGGACTTCCTCGTTTCCGGATATTTCGGTGACATCGTCAGATCCTTGTGTTCGACTTGCGACGTCACGTTCGGAATGACCGATCAGCAGTGTCAGGCGCTTCCGAACGGAAATCTTCCGCTCGGATCCTATACGCCGAACGACTGCACGACGTATCGTGATCTAATTTACTGGTTATCACAGACGATCGGCGGTTTTGCTACTATTAACCGTCTGGGAAAGCTTGTGTTTCGCACATACACAGGAAGATCGGAACCGGACGCAACGATCGGAGCTTCAAGGCGCGTTCAGGGCGCGTCGTTCTCGGACTTCTCGACGGACTTCGGGTCTGCTGTCTTTGAAAATGCCGACGGAACCAGTCAGAGGATCGGCGCGATGGGTGTCGGGGCGACTTATTATGTCGGAATGAACCCGTTCCTTCAGTTCGGAACGAATGAAGCGCGGACGCTTCTTCGCACAAACGTCTATAACGCGATCGCTACGCTTGAATATACGCCGTTCCGCGTCGAACTGATGTCAGCACCTATCTATGATCTGGGTGACGTTCTCGCGTTCACTGGGGGCATTATAAACGGCAATAACAAAAAGGGAATCGTTCAGTCTGTCAGCTGGCAGATGAACAAGGGCCTGATCATTTCAGGTTTCGGACAGAATCCGGCGTTTCAGAACGTTCAGAGCGCTTCCGAGAAGTCGAACAGCGCTGCGAGAAAGTCGGAACAGGTTTCCGAGATCGTTTACAAGGACTATGTGAATATTACGCCGATTTCTGTCACGTCGGATCCGATCAAGGTCGTTGACATTTACTTTTCGACGAACAAAGTGACCGACGTTGAAATGTGGCACGAAATACAGCTTCAGACGCTGCGGTCTTCCGGGTCGGATTCCATGACCGTTCAGGCGGTCTATTATATGGATCAGATCGAGATCGGACGAAAACCGATCGAAACGTTCGACGATGACGCGTTCCACATCCTAGATCTTCACTACTACACACCGATCGAAGACGTCGGTTCGCATCGCTGGGAGGTTTATCTGGTATCGTCCGGAGGAACAGCATCGATCCGCGCGAATGATGCGATCGCGGTCCTGAAAGGACAGGGAATCAGCAAGGCGGACGCGTGGACGGGCGTCATCATCCTCGAAGACTATATCGAACCGCCGTTCATGCGGATGTCGGTTGTCGATCTTTCGGATTCCGTTTCAGTTTCGCTTCATGAGAACGACATGATCGAAGTCGAAGATGACATTCAGACACCGTTCATGTCCATGTTCACAGCAGCGATGACAGACGAAGTCGCGATCACGCTTTACACGCCTAGAAAGAACATCGTTCTTGAAAATCATGACTACAATGTCACGACGGAAGACGGTGATTCGAATATTACGACCGAATAAGGAGGTTTTCAGATGGCTGACCTTGATAAATCAATTTCCGAGCTGGACGCAACACAGACACTTCCGGTCGGATCCTTGCTTCTGGTATCACTGGAAGACGTACAGTCCGCGACGGGATATGAATCTTATAAAGTCGCATCGAACGTCGTTGCGAATCAGTTCATGACGGCGTACAGCTTCAACGGTCTGAACACGACGTCGAAGAACGTTGTCGGAGCGGTCAACGAAGTGAAAGGAAAAGAAGTGACAGGAACACTTCTGGCCGGAAATACTTCAATAACACTTCAGGACGCATCGATCACGACCACGTCGACGATCGACATCTACACAGACGTGTTCGGGATCAGTCCCGAATCCGTTTCTGTGGCGACTGGTGAAATCACGATCACGTTCGAAGCACAGGCGTCTGATCTGGGTGTGAAGGTGGTGATCAAATGACATGGTTTCGTGTAGGTGGCGCCGGGATCCCGGCAAGCCTGAAGAATAACATGAATTCTGTTCTGAATAAGAAGTTCGGGACCAGCGGTCAGAATTATCCGCCGAAAGGCTGGCCGGATGATGTAAATCTTCTCGGACCGCTTCCGGAAAAGACAGTCGCCGGCGGTATTGCTCACACAGATGACGCAGCTGACACGGTTCCGGTCAAGTCAGTGATCTGTTCGATCGTTCCGAAACAGGCTGGAACCGGAACACCGTCACCGTCGAATCCGCGCGCTATAAGCGGAGCGCAGGGAATGACTTTAACACAATTAAGGAAAAATATTTCTTCAACTTCTGCATATCCGAATAATCCACATACATTCTGGGGAACAAATTACACAGAATTTGTATCTGTTTTGAACGCTTTGCCAGCAGGAACCTATACTGCAAGTTATAAATTCAAAATCGTTGAAGCACCATCGACAGGTGATGTTCAATATGCGAATTTCTATATTCGTGCGTTGATAAATGGTAATTATCAGAACTTAACGCCTTATTCTATCATTACAAAGACAGGAGTGCAGACAGACGATATTATAGAAGCAAATGTTACTTTTACCATTGAAGATGCACAAGTCGGGAATATAGCATATAGTTATATCTATTGCGACAGAGCAAATGACCATTCAGCGCAAACGGGTAGAGGAAAATATGCTCTTATTGATGTGCAGTTAGAAGTCGGATCCAGCGCTTCAAGCTTCGAAGCATATAGCGAAGTCGCTGATGTTTCTGACAGCTGGTCTTCGATCGGTACGATCTACGGCGGAGAACGTGATCTGACGGAAGGAACGCTGAAAAAGACACATGAATATATATCATCATACAACGGTGAAGCAATTAATGAACCGTGGATATCTAGCATCGACGAATATGTTCCCGGAACAACGCCTTCGACGGGCGCGCAAGTGGTCTATCCGCTGACAACACCTGTCAATTATAGCAATCTGTCGACCTATGACTTCGAAACGCTTTACGCTGTGAATAATTTCTATTCTGACATTGAAGTCGGACAGACGCAGTTGACATATCGTCAGGATATCGCGCTTGCGCTCGCAGCGCTTCAAGGATCCCGAAGTCTGTCGGCGTCTTTGATGCGTTCCACTGGTCCGGAGGAAGTAAGCAAACCTGAAGAAAATATCCAGAATACTGAAGAAGAACAGGAAGGTGAAAACGATGCACGATAAATTCATTGATGCGTTAAGAAAAGGACAGCTGAAAGGATCCACACGGATCATTCTTGAAGATGTCGTGACCAGGCGTCGGATCATCCGAGAAGACAACAACATGATTACTTCCGCACTTCAGAAGATCTTCGACACAAACGTGTGTGGACTGATGAACTTCAATTCCATGATCCCGATAAAAAACATCATGGGCGGTTGCTTCCTGTTCTGGGACGAGATGACAGAAGACGCCGGGAATATCTATCCGCCGTCACAGTCAACGAACAAATTGACAGGTCACGCCGGTCAGACAACGCATTCGAGCGCATCCCGGACCCGTGGAAACCCGAACGGCGCTGCGTCTTATGTTGACGCCGCGAACGGTCAGGTCCGGTTCGCATGGGATTTCAGTTTGGAACAGGCAAATGGACAAGTCAGCTGTGTCAGCCTTGTTCATCCGGAAGCCGGCGACTGTGGATTATATCCGGACGGATCGCTTCCGCTGTATAAGACGTTCGGAAACGTCATTGATCAGGTGAACCAGTTCGCAGCGCATTCGCTCGGGGATTATACATACAACGAACGCTGGTCGAAGACAGTTCCGATGTCGATCAATGCGAATGGCGACGGTCTGTGTGTTTATCTTTCCGGGAACAGCTTCAAAGAGAATGTCGTTCGTCATCCGTGGGTCAGATCGTCCTTGATCGAAGAAATTCCGTTCAATAACGATGATAATTTCACGGTCGTTTCAAGTAGAACAGCGACATTGTCCCGGTCTTATAACTGGGAATACAGCCTGATCGCACAAGATGATAACTATTATTACATCATGGAACGTGATTCCAGCACATCAACACGACTTTATCTGAACATGGTTTTGAAGTCGGATTTCACGGTGACTGCATCGACGATCGATATCTCCGGCGCGACGCTTGCCCGTCAGCAAGGAAGAAAGAATCAGGTCAACAACGGAATCGTTTCAAATGGATATATTTACTGGGTCAGCGGTGACGATGCGAAGACGTTCGTCAGGATCAATATTCAGACACCGGCGGACACGGACGTTCTGACAAGTTACCTGACGGGGAATATTTCACTTCGAGATCAGCCGGTCACAAGAACGGCCGGACTTGTACTGGGAAGAAACTTCCTGATCAACGGTGACTATGTTTATCCGGTCGCAGATCGCGCAAACAGATCCGGAGATAATAACAGGGCCGCCGAGAATGACGGAATGTCCCTGTTCAATAACAGTCCGCTGATCGTTCAGACTGCGACACAGTATGCCGACACGACGTATTCAAAGGTCAGCAACGGCGGCGTTTTATATCTTCCGGCGCTTCTCACGATCAATAATCTCTCACAGCCTGTCGTAAAGACAGAAAACAGGACTTGTCGTGTGGAATACACATTGACAGTCGTTTCCGGAGGATCTTGATCATGTCACACGAAGCAAACGGGATCGTCGACGGGTTCTTCGAGATCAGACAGGAAATGTCGACGAAACGTGTCTTTTTAATGAAATACGGGGAAACGGTCCGAACGATCCAGCCGGGAAAGATCCTGACGATGGACGAACTTCATGAAATGCTTATGAAGGAAAGAACAGAAATGTTCATGGAAGGGGTGTGATCTGACATGAATCGTTATTTACTAGCCGTTTCCGCCTTGCTCGGATCGATCGCGACGATCTCTGAACAGTATGTCGTTCTGATCATACTTGTCGCGGTGGTCATCGTTCTGGATGTCATTTCCGGACTGATCCGCGCAGCTGCGACGGGTGAACCGATCACATCCGAGAAGGGAACGAAAGGATTCTGGAAGAAGATCACACTTCTTTTCAGTATGATGTTCGCGTTCTTTCTGGATCTGTCGGTTCCGTACATATTGAACGTTGTTTCGATCAGCATCCCGAAGATGCTTCTGTTCGGTTCGATCGTGGGTGTGTATATCATTCTGAACGAATCGATCAGTATCACAGAAAACATCCTGAAAGCAAACAAGCATTCCGTTCCGAAGTGGCTGAAGAAGCTTTTGACGGGTGCGAAGGGCAAAATCGATGAAATGGATAAAGAAGAAGGTGATAAAAAGTGAAGACAGGTGAAGGACTTGCAAGATTCGCGGAAAAGTCCGCTGCAAATCATGATCCGTATATCTACGCGACATTCGGTCAGATTTTGACAGAACGAAAGCTTGCAAAAGTTCGGGAGTTATATCCGGATAGAATGTCTGAAAAGCGTTATCAGTACGCTAGAAACCATTATGTCGGACGTAGGACACAGGACTGTTACGGAATGGTCAAGCGCTATAAATGGTCCGGAGGTGACGCGGAAAACCCGTCGCTCGATGATACACCGATCTACGATGCGAAGACCGACGTAAACGCGAACACGGCATTCGAGAAAGCAAAAGTGAAGGGTCCGATCGGAACCATTCCGGAGGTTCGCGGGCTGTGTGTCAGATATTCCGGACACGTCGGTGTTTATCTGGGGAACGGAAAGGTTTCTGAAGCTCGCGGTTTTGATTACGGAACTGTGATCACGAACTTAAAGGATAGAAAATGGACACACTGGTTTCAGGATGTCGGGATCAATTATGATCAGCCGGCGCCGGGACCGGAACCAGAACCAACACCCGGAGGTGATTTTGAAGTGACACTGAAAACATTGAAGAAAGGCGTGAAGGATCCGAACGTTCTTGTGTTCCAGTCTATGATGAACACGCTGAAGATCACGGATGACGAAGGAAAGGCGCTTGTCGAGGATTCGAGCTTCGGAAAACGTTCTGAACAGGCTTGCAAACGTTACCAGAAGAAGGTCGGACTGACGCCTGACGGCATCTGCGGCGAAAAGACGTGGAACAAGATCTTCAACGGCTGACACGGTCGCGGCTTGACGGCCGTGTATAGATATCTCTGAAAGGACGGATCCCGAAAGGGGTCCGTCTTTTTTTATGCTATAATACAGTCGAAGAATGAAAAGTCTGATCCGTACCAATGCCGCAACGACCAGCGCGTCCGAGGAGCCAGTAATACCGGGACATAAACCGAGATAGACAGATAGGTCGCATTCTTTACCAGTGGGGCCGCATCCCTAGAGAAGACAGAAACGACGGTTTCTTTGTATCAATATCATTATCTGCGGAGATAACCCGGACGTGTCGACGGATGCGTCCGGGCCTTTTTTATATATGTATATATAAGCATGACAAAATAGTGAAATATGCTTGTTTTGTTCCATTGTTCCAGCATTGATCCATGAATGTTTCACGTGAAACAAAAACGCCCGAAAAACGGGCGTTTTATCTGGTGGAGGCGAGGAGAATCGAATTCCTGTCTGTGAGATTTCGAGAAAATCCGAAAAGCTTGAAAAGTCTGAAAAATCTGTGTTTCAAGGAATGAAATTGTGAATTGCATTGAATATTCACAGTGAAAAGTTGTTCCAGATTGTTCCAAAATATTGATCCGTGAAACAGGGTCGAGAAAACAAAATACTAAAAGTTGCTAAAAGTTGCTAAAAGTCAAAAACGGAACAAAATGTTCCATTTTACGAATTAACTAATTAGTTAAGTTGATTTAGATAATTAGTTAAAAAGAAAAGCCGTCCCGGGACTTTTCAAGCGGAACGGCCTTCTGGTGCAAACAGTCACCCTGCATCTGTGAAGCGGTGACTTGTATATGATAACACGTTCACAGTCCCATAAAAGGGACAGAAACAAAAGACACCGATGTGTCAGTCGGTGTCTTTTGATATATTTGCAGCTTCCTCAATACTGGAGGTATTAAGGTTATAATCACAAGATATCGTATAATTTTTTATTTTGCAAGTTCTCGGAAGTTCACATCGATGATCTTCGCGGCTTTCTGAAGTTCGCCGTCGACCAGATGATCGTAAACGCCGCCGATCGTATCGAAGGAAGCGGAGTGACCGACGATGCGCTTCAGGGTCGATTCTGGGAGTTCATTCTTCATCAAGCTGATGAAAGTATGTCGGAGCGAATAGATGGATCCGGGAAGCTGACGATCAGCTGCGATCCGTAACCAGTTATTACGAAGCGTAGACTGTGACAGCGGTCCGCCGTTCTTCGCGCAGAAGATCCAGTCTGTATCAAGCGGAGCATTCCGGCGGATGTTTTCTTCGATGATCTTCCGGGCGATCCTGTTCAGGTAGATCTGACGGTGTGCGCGATCTGTTTTTCCGGGCGTGATCTCGTTTCGAACATTGATAGATCTATTGACCGTCAGAACGCCGTTCCTGATGTCGCTTGTCTTGATTCCTAGTATTTCACCGGTGCGAAGTCCCGTGACGCATCCGAAGCGGAAAATGTTGATGTACCAGTCGGAATCAGAAGGACCTTCGAACAACCTCCGGATGTCCGCCGGCTGAAGAATGACCTTTTCTTTCTTCGGGGCCGTTTTAGGAATAAAGAGTTCACCACGAAGCGGATCTATGTATTCCGCAGCGATGCAAAACCTGACGAACTGCATGATCGCGGATCGGAGATTCGAAAGAGTTTTCCGGGACAGCTGTTCTTTTCCTGAAACTGGTCGCGCCTTGTTTATGATGTCTTGAAGATCTAAAAGCGTGACGTTCTGGATGATCATCTTTCCGATTTTCGGAAGAATATAGTTCCGGCCGTATTTATCTAATGAAATAAAGGCGTCCGTCTTGCCGTTTTTAAGAATAACCTGATCTATAAACTGTGACCAGGCGTCAACAACCATGATCGGAGAAGAAGAACGGCCGTCGATGAATTCACGATATTTCCGGAGGACTTCACGCTTTCCGGCTTGTCCCGGCTTCGAGCTGGTAAACCTCCGGATGCTTCCGTTTATTGATACGCGCATTGACCAGCGCTTTTCCTTGTCTATCCAAATAACTGAAGCCATTATTCGTCACCCAGAAGTTTCAGATATAATTCGACGAACTTCGCGAGATCGGAAGCACGTTCACCGGAATCCATTTTTTCGGCGATGATCTGAATCTGTTTGTCCTTTTCTGTCAGTCCGAGAAGATCGAACGGTTCGACATCCAGCGCAAGACAGAAATCCGGCAATTTCGAAAGCGGTATCGAATTGTTTCCGCATTCGATTTGATAAATGCTTGTATGCGTTGTATAACCTAAAGCTTCGGCGAGTTCTTTTTGTGTCATTCCTTTCTTTTCCCGGTAATACTTAACTCGGGCGCCGAATAATGCGTTGTATACCTTTTCATTCATGATAATTTGATCCCTTTTTGATTCCTTGTTTGTAACAAATTGTAACACGGCTGTAATTAAAAATCACATAAAACATTCTCGATTTAATTAATTTTCTGTTGATTTTCATGAAAATGCAATCTAAAATACAAATTACAATAGAAATGACCGGAGGATGATTTTTGATGGATCGAAAGAAAGCTGACAAAGAAATCGCCGCGCGTTGTAAAGGTAAGTTGACAGAAAAAAGGGTCAAAATGAATGCCGTTTCGAAGAAGCTCGGAGTTTCGGATAATACCATTTATCAAAAGATGCTCGGACATAATTCAATGAGTTGTGCGGAGCTGGTCGAGATCGCTGCGAATTTTAACTTTACCCGGGAAGATGTGAATTTCATTCTTTTCGGATGATCCATATATTTTTTATCCGCGATGCAATTCAAAATGTAATTTATACACATAATCCACAGAACGAAGTGGAAAACTAAAAAGGAGGATCAAAAGTGAAAGTATTGACAGAGTTTCCATCTTTTCCGCATATCAGAAGACATTTCAAGTCGTATAAGGATCTCGGGGATCTGATCGACCGCTCGACAAGTTATGTGAATAACTGTCTGAACGGCCGGAGGAATTTCACGCGCCCGGAAAAGTTCCTGATCGCGTCCGAACTGGGAATGACAGTCGAAGAAGTTTTCGGTCCTGTTCCGGAGGTGTCAAAGTGTACTGCGTAAATAAGAAGAAGAAAGCGGCGCCGATCAGATGGTCGGAACTGGACGAACAGGTGTCAGATCGTCCGGAGGAAGAACAGCTGAAGATCAGACAGAACGTCCGGAGGGACTTGATCGATTTTCAGGTTCCGAGAATGTGCGATTCATATTGTAAATTCCCGGCATTAGTTAAGAACGAATACGCACTGGGACAGATATGCAGCGCTTGTCCTATTGAAAAAATCACTAAATATCTGGAGGTGTTTGAACATGAATGAGAAGGTTGTTGAAGTAAACGAAAAAGAACCGAAAGAACAGATGACCGCATACTATTATCAGCTTCAGGCGGAATTCTATCGCAGACGCGAGATCAAGATCCTTGAAAAGATGCAGAACGGTCTTGCTTATGCATACTTTTATTTAAAGTTGTGCGTCGAATCGCTGGCGACGAATGGTTATTTGAGAATGAATAATCTTCCGCTTTCCGTTGATGATCTGTCGGCGATCACAGACATTCCTGTCGACACTGTTCGTTCAGCTGTGGCCGTATTGCTGAAGATGGGAATGATCCAGCAAGTCGAAGACGGCGCCTATTATCTCGAAGAAGTGACGAAGTTCCTGAAACGGATCAGCATGACACCGGAAGCGATCAGAAAAAGAAGACAGCGTCAAAAAGAAGCTGAAGAAGCTATGCGTTTGAAGCTGGCGGAAGAAGAAGCGGTGCGTTTGTTGGAAGGTAAAAACGTGACAAAATGTCACGTTGATGTCACGGACGTGTCACAGGAAGACGTGACATTAAGTCACAAAACCGTGACAAAATGTCACGAAAGTATAGAGAATATAGATTATAGTTCAGAGAATAGAACTAATAGTTCAGATAGTTTAGAAGAAGAAACTTCTGGATGTAATTATTTGTTGACGCGCGCGAGCGCGCCCACGCGAGAAGAAGTGACAAAGTATTGTCAAGAACACTGCGAATATACAGATCCGGATCTGTTCTTCAATTATTACGACAAAAGAGAATGGACGATCAAAGGTGAACCGATCGTCGACTGGCGGTCCTTGATTTTGAAGTGGGACCATGAATTCAAGCTTGACCGGGAAACTTCCGGATATACGACTGAAGAACTTGTGAAACTTCACAACAAGTACAAAGCGAAGTTCGGTCGCGGCGTTCCGATCCCGTATCTCGGAAGACCGCTGATGATCAGGACGGCGATCGCAAGTGAAACGCCGTTGAAGGGTGAATAGCAATGGAAAAAACGACTGACGAAGAAGCAAAGAAGGCAGCGAAGACTTTGATCCGGTATTGTTTAGAAACCGGTTGCTTGTATTGTCAGTATGTTGAACTGGACGGACCGGACATCGACTGTTCGGTCAGAAGGCCGCGAGAATGGAGGATCGAGGATAATGAATAACTGTTCCATTTCCGGGAAGGTAGCACTTCCGCCGAAAGTAGGAAGAACGGCGACGAATTCAGAATACGTCAAATTCATTCTGGAAGTAGAACGTCCGAAGGGGAAGGACGGAAAACAGACGTTTGATCGGATCAATGTCGGTTGCTGGGGAACTGTCTGTAAATATGCACAGTATATCGAACAGGGCGATCAGATCGAGCTGACGGGGCCGATCTCGACGTCAGCATATCAGAAGGACGGACAGTGGGTGAATCTGTGGGAAGTTTCCGCGAAGACGGTGAAGATCCTTCAGAAGACGAACGGGATCCAGCAGCCGGCACAAGTCGCGCCGAATCCGGTCCCGGTTCCGGTCGCGCCGCCGCCGGTAGTACCAATGCCGACCACACCACCACCCGAAGAAGATCCGGCGCTTCCTTTTGACATCATGGGCGGTTATTACGGATGAACGGGTTTCTCGCATTATTAATAGTCATTCTGTGTTTCGGGATCCTTGTCCTTCTGGAAGTGATCGAAACGAAGTGGAGGTGACGAGAATGGCGAAGTATAAGTGCATTGTTGAATACGAATATCCTGTTGACCATAAACCGCCTGTAAAGGCTGAAATCATTCTTCACGGTGATAGTGTCACTTCGACCAATGTTACGTCTTTTACCGACCGACCACACGGAGAGTGGATTCCATGCTCGGAGAGGTTGCCCGAAGAAAATGGGAAATATCTCGTCTGTTGGCGTGGTGAATGGGGCGTTAATATCTGTTTTGCTGAATATAGCAAATGTGGGAAATATTGGTACGATGCAAGTGAAGGAAGTGAATACAGAGGTGTTACTGCATGGATGCCGTTACCCGAACCATACAAAGGCGGTGATGAAAAATGAAGCGCTGGAAATGGAAAACTAATCCTAGCGCATGGACTCCTATCGTAGAGTGCCCTTATTGTGGCATCAGATTTAGTCCTTTTGCGATTATGGGTTCCTCATGTGTTGTATGTGGACATCGCGTTCGTCGACCTAAAAAGGATTATTGGGAAACCATGGAAGAAGGTGAAGCGGAATGACGGACAGTGAAATGATCAGACGATTGAATAATGTTCGGCGCCGTCTTTCACATAATACGGAAGATGACATGAAAAATGATGAAGCTCTGACATGGGCGATCGAGTGTGTAAAACACGCTTCGAAACCGTGGTGCAAGTTTAGATCAGAAAAGAATTGTGACTTTTGCGCGTTTCATAGCGACTGCGAAATTCACTGGAAGGACGGTGACAAATGAAAGACGGAATAGAAATCAACGTCAGCGATTCGGAAGGCGTCCTGTCATTGTTTGCTGATGTGTACGACAAGATGAAGGTCCAGAACGAAATGATCTTCAAGCTTGTGGAGATATTACAAGAAAACAGGCTGATCACACGCGGACAGTCACACACGATCCTTGAACTGGCACTTGACCAGATCTCGGATCCGGAAGAACGCGAGAAGCAGAAAAAGGAATTGAACGATGGAACAGATCAGCTTGTTTGAAGTGTTATCAAAAACGACAAAGACGCAAGTCCTAAAACCTAAAGTCGGAAAATGTGAAAAGACGTGTAAGAACTACAATTTCAGGTTTTCGGATGGAACGATTGACAGATATCTTACCGGCGGCCGGCGATGCGTGAACATGGATTTTGACAAAAAACAGATCATCATCAATAACATCTGGTATTGCACTTGCAAGAATTACGAAGTGAAAGGAACGGAAGAATGACTGATCGAGAAGCTGCGTCGAAGGACTGGTTACAAAGAAACGAATTCAGATGGAATGAAATCAAGTCGCTCGAACTGCGGCTCGAAGAAATGCGCGATCAGGTGAACAAGTCTGTCGCAGCACCGAAAGAAATCTGCGTTCAGACACAACCGCGAAATGTTCAGGCGGAGAAGATTGCGGACATCGTCGACTTCGAAAAGAAGATCGCAGATCTTCGGAAGCGGTATGAACTTCTTGAACAGACAACGGTCGAAACGATCGAGAAGCTTCACGACCCGGTCAAGGAAAACATTCTTCTGTTTAGGTATGTCTATCACAGGCCGTGGTCGTACATTGCCGGCAAAATGCACTACAAAGAATCATATATATTCGCGCTTCATCAAAAGGCGCTCAATTCGCTTTATCCGCTGATAGATTTCACGGCGGACTAACTATGAACGGTTATTGTGACAAATGCGGAAAGCTGATCATTAATGACGCTTGCGTCTATGATCTGGTAAACGGGAAGATCGTCGGGATGTTATGTCTTGACTGTGACGAAGAAAGGGAAAGGTCGAAAAGTGAAGATCAAGATCGGGTATTCAGAATGGGACACGCGCGACTGGATCCTGACCACGGACACGGGTCAGAAGTTTCTTCGATGTCCTGACTGTCAGTCGGGGATCTTTCTTGAACATTATGCGAAAGCTTGTGGAACGGCGGCGCTGTCATTCTGTCCGTATTGTGGGAAGCATCGTGAAAAACAATATGTCGCGATAGATGTCATGACAGGGAAGCCGTTTGATCTGAAAGAATTCATAGAAAGGGATGTTTAACAATGAGCGAATGCACATCATGTAAATTCAGGGAAGGCGACTGTGGTCATCATTATGAATCCGTTGACGGTGAAGTTGATCTGACAATTCCGGCGGAACACAGCTGTGATCGATACGGTCAGTGTATGTTCTGGAAGCGCTCGATCGAATCCAGACGCAAAGAAATCAGGCGACTTCACAACCTGATCGAGAAACATATAAACCAGATCAACATTCTGGAACGGGAGATCCAGCGCGAGAAAGACGAAGAACGTCTTAAGAAGGCGAAAGACGGAATGACTGTCCAGGTGTACACCGTTGATAATTTTCTATATGAAACAAAGGAAGGTGATACCGAATGATTAAACATGAAGATATAGAAAAACTCGTAAAGGAACTTACTGAAAAGCCTTTTATAATGGGCAAAAACAGTATTGAAACCGATAGTTTCCGTATTTTGGTATTTGATAAAGAAGGTGGAGATCATGACAAATGAAGAAGCGATCAAGAATATGAATAATTTTCTTCTGTCATTGCATACTCGCGGCCGCGTGAACATCGTAATCCCGGAAGCAATAGAAGCGTTACAGATGGCGGTCGATGCACTTCAGAAAGTCGGAACGATGAAAGATATATTCAAGTCGAAATCATTTCTGACGCTTGATGATGCGGTCATGGTCGTTGTTGAACGAATGGAGCTGGCGAAAGATGACGACCGCGAATGGGTCCGGGATGAACTTGAACAGCGGTGTTTCTGTTGTAGTAGTGAATACGAAATGGGATATATCGAAGCGGTCCACGACGTGAATGAAAAACTGAAGAATGCGATTGCAAGTCTATTCGATAATGAAGCGCCATAAAAGAAAGTAGTTGAACGGAGTACAGAGAAATAAATAATAGTCGGAACGTCTGATAGAATGTAGGTGTCAATATGTGAAATTTGTTCACTTTACTTGATCCTTTTTGCAAGAAGTTCCGTCGACCATAACCGCCGGAACTTTTTGTTTTGTCCGGAGAAAGGAAGAAACAGTGAATAATATCAAAGCAATTATCAAGAAGCCTGATCAGGATCCTGTCGAAAAGATTTTCCGGCCGAACCTGAAGAACATCGACAAGATCATCGGCGGTCCGATGTATACGGTGAAGCTTGTTCTCACTTCTGGGAAGAAGATCGTCATCATATATCCACAGGATCAGCCGAACAAGAAATACAATTTCACGATCTGTCCTGTTGAAGATAAGAAGTCGTTTATTGATATAAACGGAAACGTTATCATCTGCGGACGCAAGGATGACGATCAGCTGATCGGCGTCCAGCTGACGGAAGACGAACTGAAAGAACTGTTCCGGAATCCGTATGAACTTTGAAAATGAATTGAACTGTAAACGATGGGAACGTTTGCGCGGCGCGGTCCTTGCTCGGGATCAATACCTTGACCAGATCAAGAAGCGTTACGGGAAACGGGTCGGAGCTGACACCGTTCATCATATCTTTCCGCGCGAGTATTTCCCGGAATACGCGTTCAGCGAATGGAACCTTGTTTCAGTATCAAAACAAACACACAACGCACTACACGACCGGGAAACGCACAAACTGACCGCTGAAGGATGGAATCTTCTGCTGCGGACGGCGCGTTCTCACGGCGTCGAAGTCGACGAAAATCTTCGCGAAGTGATCGTCGCAGTCCGAAAACGGAAATGACCGCCCCCATTGCGCGGAAATTTTTTGATTTTGGGAAAAACGGCGTGGAGGGACCATTTCCAATAGTGCGGAATAATTAGGTCAAAGGGGTCATATTAGATTAGAAATATACTTCAAATTAGGGCGATATCTTATGAAGGCGGCACAGTGGCGGAAAAAAATAGTTAAAGCGATGACCGATGTCGGGACTTATAACAAGTCATTCGACCAGGCGGTCGACACGCTCGCGTATATTTTGGAAAAACGGGACGATGCACAAGTTCATTATGATGAAACCGGATCCCGTCCGATCGTTATCCACACGAACAAAGGCGGAGCGGATAACGAAGATGTGAATCCGGCGCTGAAGCTGATCATGAATCTGAATTCACAAGCGCTTACGATCTGGCGCGATCTGGGACTGACGCCGGCCGGCCTGAAGAAGATCAATGACGAAGCTATGAAGGAAAGGAAGGTCAGTTCACTAGACAGCGTTTTGTCCGGACTTGAGAAATGAAGGGACTGAACTATTACAACATCGCTGTTCAATATGCGAAAGACGTTGTCGCCGGGAAGATCAGGAAGGGAAACAACCTTCGAGAATGCCGGCGCTTTTTGGCTGACCTAAAATCGAAGAAGTGGACGATCCGGAAAAAGGACGCCGATTTTGTTTGTGGTTTCATCGAACAGTTCTTTGTTCATGAAAAAGGTGAAGATATAAAAGGACGGTCTTTGAAGAACCGTCCGCTGAAGCTGGAACCGTGGCAAATCTTTATAGTGTATAACCTTCTTTGTTTTTATAAGAAGGGAACGGAAGAACGCAGATTCAAAGAAGCGTTCATATTTGTTCCGAGAAAGTCGGGAAAATCATTATTCGTCGCAGCGCTCGCGCTGGCGCTCGGATTCCTCGAAAGAAGATCCGGATCGACGATCTATATCACAGCTGCATCGCTGAAACAGTCTTCGGAAGCGTTCAGCCGTATCATCTACACTTTGAAATATAAGCTCGGATCGAAACAGGCTGAAAAAGAATTCCGCATCCGGGACAATAATCAGGAACATTCCATCTATAAAGCGTTTTTTGACGAACACGGTGAAATGTACGGATCACTTCAGATCGAAGCGATGGCCGCGAATCCTGATCGTCAGGATTCCTTCGGATGTAATATCTGCATCGCGGACGAAATCCACGCATACAAAAGCGCAGCACAATATAACCGCTTCAAAGAAGCGATGAAGGCATACACGAACAAGCTGATGATCGGAATCACGACCGCCGGCGATAATATGAATTCGTTCTGTTATGGTCGTTTGCAATACGCGGAGAAGGTTCTGGACGGAACAGTCAATGATGACACACTGTTCTGTTTTGTCAGCAAGGCGGAGAAGGACGAAAACGGAAACGTCGACTATCTGGATCCGAAGCAACATGAACTGGCGAATCCGAACTACGGCGTCACGGTCCGTCCTGAAGACATGATGCAAGCGGCCCGGGAAGCACAGAACGATCCGCAGCAACGAAAAGACTTTCTGTCCAGATCGCTGAACATATACACGACGGCAATCAAGGCATATTTCAATATAGAAACCTTCAGAAAGTCCGACAATAAATACAAATGGACGCTTGATGATCTCGCGAAGCTTCCGATCGAGTGGTTCGGTGGTGCTGACCTGTCAAAGCTTCACGACCTGACAGCCGCAGCGCTGTTCGGGTATTACGCAGAAAAGGACGTCTACATCATCATTACACACGGATTCTTTCCGGTGGTCGCAGCTGCACAGAAAGCGGAAGAAGACAACATTCCGCTGTTCGGCTGGCGTGACGATGGCTGGCTGACCATGACGAACACGCCGACGGTCAACGTCGATGACGTGGTCAAGTGGTTTATCGAAATGCGGAAAAAGGGATTCAAGATCAAACAGATCGGTCACGACCGAAAGTTCGCCCGGGAATATATTCTTCAAATGAAGAAGGCCGGGTTCGAAGTAGTTGATCAACCGCAATACTTCTATATCAAGTCAGAAGGGTTCCGGTTCATTGAGAAGGCCGCGCTTGACGGCAAATTATATTATCTGCATTCGGACGCTTATGAATATTGCGTCCAGAATGTCCGCGCGATTGAAAAGTCGGATGACATGATTCAATTCGAGAAGGTCGGAAAGACACTTCGAATTGACTTGTTCGACGCTTCAGTGTTCGCAGGTGTGAGATATCTTAACAGTCTGGAAGAAAAACCGAACTTGATGACTTCATGGTTCTCGGGAGGTAAGAAGTAAAAATGTCGAATAAGAAAACATTGAAAAGCCGGGGCATTTCTGACCCGGCTTCACTTGTTGTGGACAAAAACACAAAAGTGAACCAGAAGCTTGTTCAGCTGATGGAACTGATCAATTCCGAAGGAATCACTTGTCACGGATATCATTCACTAGATCAGGATCCGACCATCGCGACGGCTTGTAAGAAGTTCGCCGGACTGGTCGGTCTGATTTCGTGGCACTTGATGAACGACACGGAAGACGGAGATTTCAGGATCAAGAATGAACTGTCCCGGAAGATCGACATCAACCCGAACAGCTACATGACCAGACAGGCGTTCTATTCGGCGATCGCGCTTGATCTTCTTTTGTACGGTGACGGAAACGCAGTGGTCCGACCGCACACTGAAGACGGATATCTTCGCGATTTAGAAATCATTCCGCCGTCCCGGTTCCAGCTTGTCCCGGATCCGCTCGCGCCGAACTATCGTTATTCGATCTGGATCGACGGCGTTCCGTATGATCCGCGTGACCTGATCCATTTTGCGATCAACCCGGACAAGAATTATCCGTGGAAGGGAACATCGTTCCGCGTTGCGATCCGGGATGTCGCCGAAAACCTACATCAAGCGGCAAAGACGGAAAAAGCGTTCAACGCTTCGAAGTGGAAACCGCCGATGATCGTCAAGGTCGACGGCATTTCCGAAGAAATGCAGTCACCGGATGGAAGACACAAGATCATCGAAGACTATGTCGACACAGCTGAAGCCGGTGAACCGTGGATCGTTCCAGCACAGCAGATGGAAGTGACTTCCGTCAAGCCGTTGACGCTTCAGGATCTGGCGATCAAAGACACAATGACGCTGAATAAACAGACAGCAGCATCGATCGTCGGTGTCCCGGCCTTCATGGTCGGTGTCGGGAACTTTAACCGCGACGAATACGACAATTTCATCATGACGGACTTCCGAACTGTGGTCGAATGCATCCAGCAGACACTGACGAAGTCCCTTTTGATTTCTGACCAGTGGTACATCAAGGGGAATATCTGGCAGCTGCGTGACTGGGACCTGTCGACGATCACGACCGTCTTCACTGCGTTCGGTGATCGTGGATGGATCACAGGAAACGAAGCACGTGACCGAATCAATTTACCACCGAAAGACGGACTGGACGAATTGAAAGTCCTTGAAAACTATATTCCGGCGGACAAGTCCGGAGATCAAAAGAAGCTTATTCAGTAGGAGGTCGAAAAAATGAAAGATGAAATCATCAATTTGAGAACGGAAGCCGACAAAAGGTTCTTTTTTGCCGACACCGAGAACTTCAAAACGAGGGACGACGACGGAAATCCGATTATCGAAGGATATTTCGCCGTTTTTAATACAGAAACGGAACTGTGGCCCGGTGCATTTGAGGAAATCGCGCCGACCGCGTTTGATTCTTCCGTTTCCGGCGACATCCGCGCATTGATCAACCATGACACGACACTTGTCATCGGTCGAACAACGAACGGTACGCTGGAGCTGAAGGTCGACACGCGCGGACTGTGGGGTCGTATCAGGATCAATCCGAAAGATTCTGACGCGATGAACATTCACGCACGAGTTGAGCGCGGCGACGTGAATCAGTGTTCATTCGGATTCTATCCGGTAAGGGAAGACACCGAACTTCTTCCTGACGGATCGATCAAGTGGACGCTGACGGATGTCGAGCTGTTCGAAGTTTCTTGTTGTACGTTCCCGGCATACAAAGAAACGAGCATTCAGGCAAGAAAGCGTGACGCCGAAGCGATCGCAGAAAGAAAGGCGGACGCGTGGAAAGCTCGCATGAAGGCACGTTTCAACAAATCTGACAAGGAGGATTTAACAGATGGCAATTCGAACGATCATTCTTCGGAAGAAGATCAGCGATCAGAAGAAAATTCTTGATCAGCTGACAGCAAAGCGTGACGGATTCGACCAGGCGCGTTCCGAGCTTGAAAAGCGCGAAGCGGAGATCGTCGCATCCGTAGACGAAGCGAACACTGATGAAGAAAGAACAGCTGTCGAAGAAGCAGCTGATCAGCTTGATCAGGATCAGAAAGCATTCGAAAACGAAGTCGCCGAAACTGAAAAGCAGATCAGCGATATCGAAAACGAAGTTTCTGAAATGGAACGTGAACTGTCCGAGATCGAAGACGCACAGAACAGAACCGTTCCGCCGCCGCCGGCTGAACCGGTAGGTGAAACCACAAAGAAAACCACAAAGAAATCAGGAGGTAAAAGAACAATGTTCAAAACAAGAGCAATTCGTCAGATGTCCGTTGTTGAGCGTGAAGAACTGATCACTCGCGACGATACACAGGAATTTTTGAAGAAGATCAGATCCCTGATCGCAGAAAAGCGCGGTCTGTCCGGTGGTGAGTACACCATCAGCGAAACCATCATGGGCCTTATCAACGAGGACATCATTGAGTATTCAAAGCTGTATAAGCATTGCCGTGTAACACGTCTTTCCGGCAAGGGCCGTGAGATCGTAATGGGTACAGCTCCGGAAGCATTCTGGGAAGAAGCTTGTGATCCGCTTTATGAGCTTGCAGCATCTATGGCACAGGTTGAGGTCGATCAGTTCAAGGTTGCTGGTTATATTCCGCTGTGCAACGCACTTCTCGAAGATTCCGACATCGATCTTCTTGACGAGATCATGACACTGATCCTTCAGTCGATCGGTTTCGCACTCGATAAGGCGATCATCTACGGAACCGGCGTCAAGATGCCGACCGGCGTTGTTACTGCGATCGATGATGATGACACGATCAAGCTGACCAATGAAGTTAAGATCGGAACATCCGATTCCGTCGGAATCAAACTGTTTCAGGCACTTCTCGCAGCTGTCGCAGAAACAGAAAACAATTATGCTCGCGGTGAACTGACATGGGTCATGAACGGCAAGACATACAGACGTCTTCAGTCCGAATCCCTGTCCATCAATGCCGCTGGTCTTCTTGTTTCCGCTGTGAACGGAACTTTCCCGGTTCTCGGTGGCGCGATGGAAGTTCTGACATTTATGCCGGACAAGAACATCGTTGTCGGTTACTTCGAGCTTTACGTTCTTGCAGAGCGTAAGGGAATGACCATTGATCAGTCTGAACACGTCAAGTTCATTCAGGATCAGACAGTCATCCGTGGTCGTGCTAGATACGACGGTAAGCCGGCGATCGTTAAGGCGTTCGCGGTTATCGCATTTGATAACACAAACCCGACAACAAGCGTTGACTTCGCAAACCCTTCACAGGCTTGACGGTTGCAGCCGAAAGCCAGTCAAGCCTGATTTATGAAACACCGGTGTCATCGATTCAGGATGATGACGTCGTTGTTTCCGGCAACGCAATTACAGGAACACTGAAATACCTTGACGACGGCGGTCCGATCTCCGGCTGGTGGGGCGCTGGAAACTTCCTCGCGCTGAAGTTCTCGAACGTTGATCCGAAGGCTACATCGATCAAGGTCGGTCTGAATCCTTCCGAGGGTTCCGGACTTGTTGAACTTCTCGGTGATCCTGACATGAACGGTGTCTTCAAGATCACTGACAAGGACACACAGAAGTTCCGCGTCGTGATCACTGATGGACACGCAACGAAGACCACAGACTATGATCTGTCCGGTCTGACTTGTGAAGAATCGTAAGAAGAAAGGATGAACCGCAATGGCTGAACCATACGACACACTATTATCAAGGCTGAAAATCGATCTCGGGATCATTCATTCGACGGCGTATGATTCCAGACTGACGTCACTTCTTCAGGTTTCCGAAAAGGAAATCGAAAGGGAAGGGATCAAGCTGGATCTGACAGACGTTGATGACGGTGAACTTCTGATCGATTACGCTCGCGATCTGTGGCAGCGCCGGCGCGGTGATAATCCAGAATCCGCGATGTCAAAGTCGCTTCGATTCCGCTTAAATAACCGTCTTTTCGGTAAGGAACGCAAGTCCCAGAACCCGGAGGTGAATGACGATGGCTGACACAGTCGACACGACGATCGTCCTGATCTCTTATGATCAGAACGTCGAACTGGACGATTTCCTTCAGCCGGTCAACGGAACAGAAACCCGGACGGAGGTCTTCGCGACTTCCGTTCCTGTGTCCCGTTCCGAGTATTACAGCGCCGGTGAACTGGGATTCCGTCCGGACTATGAAATCGAAATGAATCCGGCGGAGTATTCCGGACAAACTATCGCAGAAGTTTTCGATCTTGAAACGGGCAAAACTGAAAGGTGTCGGATCTATCGAACATATAGATCCGGACCTGACACGCTCGAACTGTATTGCAGTAAGGCTTCCGGACTTGACGAACGTGTCCCGGAACCAGAACCGGAACCGACACCGGATCCGGAACCAGAACCGGAACCTACACCCGAACCGAATGACACTGATCCGGAGGTGAACGACAATGCCGACACAGAAAACGGTCAATGACAAGCTGAAGACGCTGTCGTTCCCGGTCGAGTTCGATCACGTGAAGGTCGGAACGAAAGTCCCGTTCGGGGAATATACATTTTCCGTGACGCCTGTTTCCGCTGATGACAAGGTTCTGATCAAGGGTTTTGAATATGAGCTGAACATCTATGTCAGCAAGCTTGACCCAAAGATCGACGCAGAAGTCGAGAAGATGTTCGATGATCTCGAAATCGTCTGGACCAGAAGTGAACCGGTATATATAGAAGATTCGAAAGCGTTCCAGATCACATATCAGTTCGGGTTTATAGGGTGATTCCTTATGGGTAACAAAGAAATCGGTATCGGGGAGATCGGAGATCTTCAGATCGTCCTGTCCGAATCGCTGGGTGTTTGTTCGCTCGCGATTCAGGACGCAGTGAACGCAGCTGCGGAGAAGGTCGGAAAAGAAGCCGTCAACAAGCTGAAAGCGACATCACCGAAAGGTGACAACAAGACCCACGCCTATTCGAAAGGCTGGCGTTATAAGGTCACGAAGGTTCAAGCCGACGGTTCTTTTGACATTAAGATCTACAACGCGACATACGGTTCACTGACACATCTTCTTGAAAAAGGACATCCATTGATCCGAAACGGCGCGACGGTAGGACGCGCGAAAGCGAAACCGCACATCGGCCCGGTCAATGACTGGGTTCAAAATGAAGGATTCAAACAGATCGCCGACGCAGTTCAGAAGGCGATCCAACAAATCAAAATAGGAGGATAAACACAAATGTCTGCTACACAGAATAAAATTTTCTATGGTCTGGCGGAACTTTTCTGGTCCGGCGTAACGGAAACCCGTGACGATGTAACAGGAATTACTACATCTTCATATACTACGCCGAAAGCGTGGCCGGGCGCTGTTAGTATTTCACAGGCGCCACAGGGCGGAACCACGAAATTTCGAGCTGATGACAGTGACTACTGGTCCGGCGCAAACAACGGCGGCTATTCCGGCGATCTTGTCACAGCACTGATCCCGGACGAAGTCAAAGAGTTCCTCGGATGGGAAACACGCGATTCCGACGGCATCGCATACGAAACCGAAGATTCCGGATCTGTCACGAAGTATATCGCGCTGATGTTCCGCTTCAAGGGTGATCAGAAGAATATTCGAAGAATCATGTATCGTTGTTCCCTGACAAGACCGACCATCACTTCCGAAACTACACCGGAAGGAAACACACCTAACATCAAGGGTGAAACAACGACCGTCACAGCGACGCCGCGTCCGGATCCGGATCATCTCGTCACTGCGAAAGCTGATCCGCTGACCGACGCGACAAAGTATAACGCGTGGTATTCCGCTGTTCAGATCCCGAACATCGGCGGATCTACGCCTTCTTATGAATATACAGCTGTCGAACCTGTCGGATCTGAAAACCCGAAGGAAGAAGGCTGGTATGTTCTTCAGGGCGATGTCTATGTTCCTACAAACGACACCACAGTCGACGAGAACAAGACATATTACGAGCGTACAGAGGTCAGCGGCTGACCTTCAAGCTACTCACATCCCATAGACGGAAGGGATCCGGAGGAATCCGGGTCCTTTTCGGGGTGGGATTTTTTATTTTCGGAGGTATCTATATGTCAATGTATAAAGAAATCATCTACAAGGATAAGAAATACTGTTTCAAGTGTTCCGCCGGAACCGATATCCTTTTCAAGCGTATGTTCAAAACGGATCTTGACGTTGTCTACAAGGCTGCGGTCATGGGAATCGATCCGAACATGAACATCAAAGAACTGATGGACACCGTCACCGAGATCAAAAACGGTGATCCGAAAGACCCGGAACGAATCCAGAAGGGTCTGAACTTTATGAAAGAACACATGGATTTCCTTGACACGACCGCAAAACTGGTCGAGTTCGTCAAGGAATTCGCATTTATTACAT